TTATGAGGCAGGAAGAAAAACAGGAGGGGGGCCAATTAATGGGCCATGAGGGGGTCGCGGGCGTGCGCGACACCGAAACCTTGGCCCAGTCTGAAGCCAAACTTGAAGGCGTGATGAAGCTGGAGCCGGCCGTCAAGCGAGTCGTCCGGGCATCAGCCCGCCTTGCTGATCTAATCACCGATGAGGACCGCGCTGAAAACATGAGAGTCATTCGTGACGCCAAGAAAGCTTCTACGAGGCATTGGGATCAGGGTGAAAAGAAGTGGGTCATCATTCCTGACAACAAAACCCAGCTGGCGGCTACAACCCTTCAACTTGCTTATGACGAGGGAACGCCGGTGAAGCGCTCAATCACGATCACCAGTGATTTCCGAAGCGCTGAGGAGATCGTTCGGGCCATCAATGCCAGTCCCGAAGCATCCAGGGCGATGGCTGCGCTCTCCGGGCTCGGTCTGTCATTGGAGGCGGGTGGGGAGGTCATTAACACAATACCGGAAACTGTTAATATCGATCAGAGGGCTACAGAGTAGAGAGGTCATCCAAGTGTTAAGAAAATGATACGGTTGAGAAAATAAGTTAAGATCCACGGTTGACGAGAGGGCGAGTTGGAACGTAAGGGCTGGAGTGAAAACAAACACCACCACCACAAACACCACCACCACGAAAACCTCATCGAGAGGAAAATCCAGAACCCCTGCCAATAAATCAGAAAAATACCTAGAGCTTCTTGGAACTGGCGAGCAATACCATGACAGCGCAACGCCAAGCGAAACGCGATAGCGGGGCTTTAAATCACTTGAATTTCCATGAATAATCTACGTCGCCTCTTATCCACCTCTGTAGAAACAGATCACCTTTCCCTGCTTCCTAAGCCAACCAGGACAAAGGCACTCGATTCCATCCTCACGCGCCAAGAGTTTGAGGCCATGCTCAAGGCCGGCAAGAATGCCAAAGACAAGGCCATCCTCTGCTTGGGCATCATCGGTCTGCGTGCCGGTGAGATCGGGAGCATCACCCCGGAGTGGGTGGATCTCTCCACAAGAACGATCAGGATCCCCGCTGCGGTAGCCAAGCGAGACAAGACCCGCGTGGTGCCCTTCGGCGCTATCAACATCGTGGCCGAGGTGCTGAAATCGTTCTTCTCGCTGGAAGCCGACGGAGTGAATCTTTCCCGCGTCCAAGTATGGAATCGAGTGAAAGCCATGGCCTCTCGTGCCGGTATCACTCACCCAGTCACTCCTCACGGGCTCCGGGCAACAGGGGCAACGCTCTTTGCTGCTGCCGGCTTCTCGATTACGGGGCTCCAGGCTCACTTTGGATGGAGTAGCCTGAAGACTGCCGAACACTACATTCTCGCATCAGGCGCCAGCGCTATCGCTGATATGGATCGTCACGGCGCAAAGGTGCTATAATTTTACCAAGCCACAACACATGAACATATACCTAATCAGCCAACGCGAGCGCACTGGCTACAACACGTACGATTCCGCCGTCATGATCGCCCCCGACGAAGAAACCGCGCGTCGTATGAGCCCCGGTAACGGCAGAATAATGAAAGAGCGTGACTGGGAGTGCGTATTCCGTTCTTGGGCATCATCTCCCGACTTTGTTAAAGTTGAGTTGATCGGGCAGGCGGCCCTTGATCGAGAACAGGGGGTCGTGTGCTCCTCCTACAACGAAGGCTAAAATACGAGGCGGGAAATAATCGACCCCATGAGCGACAAGACACCAGGACAGGAGGCGGCCGCTGAGGCAAGGGCGGCCTGCAACAATCTCACCCAAGATGAGAAGGGTGAGCTGCAGCTAAAGGCCCTGCGTTACATGGAGACCGCCGGCATCGCTATCAAGGAGCGCGAGATGATTCGCTCTCAACGCGATAGAGCCATCAGCATTGCCGATGAGGCGCTAGCCAATGGGCACGCTTCTCATTGCACGTTCGGGGAGGGGCGGTACCGTTGCCGGTGTGGTGTGCTGGAGCTGCAGGAAGAGCTGCGCAAGTTGCGATCCGAGATCTAGCGTCGACAATCAGGCAGGCAATGATCCTGCTTGACAGCGAATCGCTGACGGGGTAGGCCTTCGGCCATGTCCCCAAATGAATCCCCGTCTACTGATGTTGTCATCGCTTCCTTCAACGAGGATCTACGATGGATGTCCTGGCTTCCACAATCTTGGAGGCGCTTTGTCTACTGCACCAAGGCCGACCGTGCTGACCTTCCTGAGGGCGCTGTCATCCTTCCCAACGTGGCACGAGAGGCCGGCCAGTACCTCCATCACCTAGCCACCCGATACGACGAGCTGGCAGACATCACCCTGTTCCTTCAGGGCTTCCCCTTTGATCACAACGCGCCGGCGGTCATCAGGACGCTTCTCAACAAGGAGCTGCCACATCCGATCTGTTACCTAGGTGCCAATCCCCCGATGGGACCAATGCACAAGCCTCACTTCGATCAGGCCAAGGCGATCCTTCGCAAAGGCTACGACGTGATCGGCCGAGAGGAGATCGGCGACGTGATCCCTTTCAGCGTCGGGGCACAGTTCTACGTCAGGCGCGAAGTCGTCCATGCCTATCCTCGGGAGTACTACCAGCGCCTGCTTGATGCCTGCTCCGAGCCGGACACTCAACCCGGCTTCGCTCACATGATGGAGGGCAACTGGGGATCGGTCTTCGATTGGAAGAAGTTCACCAAATAACAGCCATGCCTACCAAGATCCGAGCCCAAGCCAACCAGTCCCCTGAGGGCGGTGTCGCCATCTTTATCTTCAACCAAGAGCGCAAGGGGGATTCTTCCTACAGCGCCAAGCCGATCACCTTTGGTAAGGAAGAGGTGAAGATCGGCGCCATGATGCCACATGCGACGCACTTGGCCAACGATGAGGCTCAGAGACTCTTTGATGATCTCTGGCAATCAGGCTTCAGGCCACCGCAAGGAGACATGATCACGTCACCCGAGGTTGCCAGGGCCAAGGACGACCACATTGCCGACCTGCGGGAGCTGCTGCACAAATGTCTGCCTCAACCATCACGCTCGAACAGCTGATCCGGAGCAACCCCGGCATCTGGGTAGAGACATTCGGGAAGATTCGGGACGTCAAGGGCCGGAACGTCAAGCCGGTGATGAATATCCTCCAGCGGAGGTTTAATGCGCTCTACGTCTCTCGGCATTTAGCCGGCAAGCCACTGAGGGGGATCCTCGTGAAGCCTCGTAAGCGGGGCGCGTCCACCATCGTTGGGGGCGCTCACTATCACCAGCTTATGAACTACCGGCATGAGGGGGTCATCATTGGGGACAAGCTGGATACCAGCGACATCGTCTTCCGCATGATGCAGAACTATGCCGAAACGGACGGATATCAAGGACAATGGGGCAGCGGCTACACCTCCACGACTGAGGAGATGAAGTGGGAGCACGGGAGCGTACTGCGCCAAGCAACTGCCCGAGGGAAGGCGACCGTCCGAGGATTGACGCCCCAGTTCATCCACGGTACCGAGGCCGCGCACTGGGAGAATCCCGAGGAGACCATGGATGCAGCGCTCAACGCTATTCCTGATACCGGCTTCAACGTGGTGCTTCTGGAGTCCACCCCGTTCGGAGCGGAGGGGCCGTTCTTCAATACTTGGAAGGCCGGACGCTGGCCGACGGCGGAGGAGTCCCCGGGAGGGAATCTTTACTGGAAGAAATGGGAATCCCTCTGCCCTGATCAGCCACCTGATGCCAGCGGGCTATCGGAGAACTACTTCGTGCGCATCTTTGCGGCTTGGTACGAGTTTGAGGATTCGCATGTCCGACTAAATCCCGAGCAGAAACAGGAGATCGAGAAGACGCTGGATGCCGAAAGCTGGTATGCCGGCGAGAGAAAGCTCTTGGATCTCTACCTGACTGATGGCCCAAATGGTCCTCGGCTTGGGGACGAGGTGACGGAATGCGACGTCTGGGAGCAGCTTGCTTGGCGTCGGGTAACGATCAAGACCAAGTGCCGCTCCAGCGTCCGGATCTTCCAAGAGGAGCACCCTGATGACCCCCATAGCTGCTTCACCTCTAGCGGGCGGCAAGTCTTCGACGACGACGCGTTGACCCATATCCAGCTACTCTGCCGGAAAAACGTCGATACCGGAAATGTCGATGACAGTAAGGAGCGCGCCATCTGGAGCGTGACTGGCCCGGATGCCGCCACGATCCACAGGTGGGAGCAACCAAAGATCGGATGCCGCTACCTCATGTCCGTCGACTTGGCCGAGGGAGAGGATCAGACGAAGGGGGATGACCCGGATGCCCACTCAGCGCTTGTCTGGCGGGATGAATACCTAGACCACAATCAAGTACTCTGGCCGATTAAGCTGGCTGCGCGCGTTCGGCATGGGAATCGAATGCCCATGATCCCGTTTGCCCGGTTGGCAAGGGCGCTTTCGAGCTATTACGGCAACTGCATGATCATCCCCGAGATGAACAACTCAGGCATGGCCTTCATCACGGCACTTCGAGCCATGACCGACAAGCCTTGTCCCCCGATCTGGCAGCGCAAAGAGCGTGACCCTCATAGCGGGATCGAGCGTGCCTGGGATGGCTGGCGCACGACGGACCGGGCGGAGTACGGTGGTGTGAGATCCACCATCATCTGGCACTTCCACGAGTTGATCCGAAACAAGAAAGTGGAGATTTGCTGCCCGCACTATCACAGCGAGCTAGCATCATTTGTGGACAAGAAAGGAAGGATGGAAGCCGGCAGCGGCCACGATGACGACGTGATCAGCGGGTGCATCGGCGTCTACAATATCGGCAGCGCCACGACGTACTCATTGGCTGAGACTCAACGGTTCATCCCTCCTGAGATTGCCGCGCTGGAGAAGCTCTCCGAGCACACCGATGGGCTGGCTATGAAGTGGTGACTACCTATTGGCTGGGATTGCTGCCGAGGCAGCAAGAGATCTGGCCTCACTCATGCTTTTTCCTTCTTGGCGGAACTTGGTGTAGAGTAGAGCCCGGACGTCGGACTCACTCATTGTCCTGAGCGAGTCCTTGGTGAGCGAAGGATTGGATGATTTTAGGGAGTCGTAAAGGGACTCGCCTGAAGAGGTGGGTGACTTTTTTGGGGAATTGTGTGCGGCTAGCTCATCGGCTGCCTCCTGTAGTTTCCTAGTGCCATCAGTTCCATCATACTGTCCGGAGTAGCGTGGATGCTCCATCAGGTAAACTTTCCGGCCGGCGTCGGTTGATAGATCAACTGGGGTATACTGCTTTTGATTCTGTATCTGCTGACGCAGAAGGTTCGCTTCGATGCCAGGATCCAACTGGCACCATGCTACCGATGGGAGAGCAAACACAGCAACGCAGGCAAGGGAGGCAAGGGAGGATATCTTCACAAGAGCTGCTTACGTTGCGAGTTTCATTTTGTCAGTTAGTTTTTTCGATCCGTCTTGACAGCGAATCGCCTACAGGTCTATTGCGAAGCAACCCACTTTCCAATTATGGCCACCAAACCCAAACAAGATGACGGAGACGGCAACGACGTCGAGGATTCACAAGATAATGTCATTGAGGGGAATGCTCCATTGATCATTAAACAAAAGAATAGCGCCTCCACTAATCCAAAATTAAGCAAGTCAATCAGCAGGGAGGCCAATCGGACCCAAGTCGAAAGGGCCTCCGATCTGGAGGCTCAAAAGGCAAGCACCGCCGCTACCAAGCAAGCAACGGCGGCAAAGGCCACCGAAATGGCCGCCACGTACCGCCCAATGGGAAGCAGCTACCACCGTAATGGGGATGGCACTTACACGCAGAACGCGCCTCTTTCTCCTGATGCTCAGTCAGATTCCCCTGCGGCGTCCCCATCCGATCAATCAGGATCAAATTCCAGCCCTACCCAGGAAGGCTTTTTTTCGGTAGCATCAGCGGTTACTCCAAGCCGGCTTGATGCTTTCAAGGCCCGTCAGAAAAATCAAACAGATGACGGAGGGCATTCTTGGGATCAAAACAATCCCAATAACAATCCAACGCTCCAGGCCAAGATGAAGGATGCTGTCTCCGGGGTAATTAAGCGCAAACTTTCCGCCGGGATTGACCCGTCAACCAATGAGCTGACCGGAGTAGCCCCTTCCCGCGATATTACCAATAGTGTTTCAAATTCCCTGTTTGATACAGGACATGAAGCAAAGCAGAGAGCCAAAGCGGCCGGAGAGAAGATTGCCTCAAGTGTTGCTGATGGTGACATGGCAAGTGCAAACAAGATGGTGCCAGGGCAGCAGGCTGCAAACAGGGTTGCTGGGCAGTATGCAGATACATCGGAAAAGGCAGGAGAGGGGAAAGTGCTTATTACTCCACACGGCGTTGTTTCAGGCACCCCTCAAAAACTTGGCTCAGGAGGGTTTGACCGGCTTATGGCATCTCCATCAGTTCAAGATGCAGCGAAGTCCACGAACTCTCCGGCAGCCATGGCGGCAGTGACCCCCTCCCCGGCGGGTAGCGCGGCAACTGCAACTGCTTCCGCAACACCTCCCCGTCAGGTCAAGCAAGCTGCTTACACGCCGCCGGCATCCCCTCTCATGGATGGTGTTACGCCAAAGGTCAAAAAGCCCACAGATAGCACCAAGAGCCCATCAATCAGCGCCTAATAGAAGAGCCGATCAACCAATCAAATTGACTTCATAATGGCTCTCAACGACGACGAGGAGGACGCAAAAGTCCCTGGGTCCACGGAAGAAGATTATGCACCATCCGAGCCATCCCATGGCGCTGGTAATATTTCCTCGGCAGTCAACCCTTCGCCGAAAATTGATACAGCCGGGCTTGCAGCTCAGCCTACGGCGCTAAATCGGCCGGCTATCGAAAAGCCCGAGAGGCTATCACCCCCCGTCGAGCCTGACTATTCAGATAATCCAGATGACGACCGGGCAAATATACGTCTTGGAGAGGCCTATGACCGGCAGCTTGAAACCTACAATCGGAACCTTGAAAAACAGAGAGCCCGGGAAGCATTCACGGCACAACGGAAGGCCGTCAATAAATCAGCAAGCGCCGACAATCAAGTAACTGGCCGCCAATACGAGCTAGATGAGCAAGGGGTAGCCATCCCAAAGATTGATCCCGTAACGGGTCAGCAGGCCGTCAAGGAGCGCAAGCATCCCGTCCAGTACGACGCCCAAGGACGCCCCTTCCAGGTTGTTTACAACGAGGGAGGGGAGGCCCCGCAGACTATTACCAATCCAGATGGCACAACTTCCACGAGTCTTTCCAAGAAGATCAAAGATCCAGACGCGGATGCCGAGTACGGGGCAAATCCCGATGATCCAAATGATACCAATCTCTACCGAAAGACCAAGCTAACCCCATGGCAGGCAGTTGATCCCAAGGAAGGAATGATCAGCCCCGACAATCGGCTCGCGATTGCCAGCGCCAAGCATCTGCACCAGCAGGAGATGCGGGCGATTTCCAGCCAGCACACAGATCTAGGCCTCAAGATTCAGCAACTCCGAAGGGATCTTCCTGAGTCAGATCAGGACACGACGCAGAGCGCCCCCTCGACTGAAGATGCCGACTTTTCGACACCGGCTGCAACGATTTCTGCGGGCGGGCTTTCTGCGGTTGCTCGAGCCAAGCAGCAAAACAATCAGAAATCGTATAGCATACCCACCCCTCCCCCGAAGGCCGTCACCTCATGGGGAAGCATCAATCAGGAAGCAACGGCCAAGGCTCAGGCCGAATGGGCGGCAGGAGAAGAGCACCGCAAAAAGAGTCTCGCCGACACCGAGCGCCTTTTGGCCACTGACGACCAGATCAAGGCCGCCCGAAGTCAAATGCTTGACCTTTCGGTTAAGCATCAGGAACTCAAGAAAGAAGGCCCAGCTGGATTTCTTAAGCGCCAGCGCGAGGAATACCGAAACTCCCTTGCAAACCTTTCACCAGAAAAGGCACCCGAAGCTATTCAGGAAGCCGGTAAGCAGATCGGCCAAGCTAATGTCGATATTCAGTCATCCAATGCTGATCTCACTCAGAGGATTTCCGATCTGACGGCCAAACGCCAAAGGGGAGGAACCGCCGCCGAGATTGCTGAATGGGACAAGGAAGCTGCAGGCATTCAAGCCGATGGACGAGAGCTCGAGCAAAAGATCGCGCTACGCAACACGCAGGCAGACCAGCTCAATACTGGCGCAGAGGCATTCAACAGGAACCCGCAAGCAAAGACTCAAGAGCAGC